ATATTTCAAAACAACTTAAAGAACCCCGGCTGAAATAATATATTTCAAAACAACTTAAAGATCCGCGGCTCAAGTCAATTATGTTTAGACCAAAGTGTTACACCTTAATAAATAAAATGTATTGCCCGAAAAAAGACATCCGCAATGTTCGTGAAAAAATTATGGAATGGACGCGAAATATTCACGAAAAACTTGAAGAAGAACAATGTAAAACCGTCTACGACAACATTTGCCCGTATATAAATTCCGAGAAATTTCTTGACGTTGATATACCATTTTATGAAGAATCGTTGGAAGGATGGAAACTTATTAGACTCAGAAACAAACTGAAAAAGGATTACCCTAGACAATATAAACAAGACTTGGAAGAAGAAACTAGAGAACTTATTGAAACCGATAAGATGATGAATGAAGATGCTCTTTATACATCCAGCAACGACTTGATAAGTTTTTCATAATTGGCAATAATAATTCGCAATTTGTCCTTGTCCATTCTACACGTGTCGCTAAGAAGTTTTTCTGAAACGCTGTGCAACATTTTAATGTGTTCTACGTATTTTATTTCCGATTGAGATCTGGTTTTCATTTCGTGGAATAATATATTCTTGTTCTTGAATTCATACAAAAATAGTCAATTTTTTTATGAATTTTGTTTTTTGGTTTGTTGTTTTTTATTTGGTTTTCATTATTTCAAAAGATGAAGACGAATTTTTTTCTTGAATCGTTCTTCGTCGTGGAATAAAAATAATTTATAATCGCACAACTCATAATTCTCAATATTTTCTCTGAATGTAACACGCGATGCCATCTTCAATTCTGGCAAATATACAACATATTGATAAAGCCCATCATTTCTAATAATTTTATCAAAAGCATAACCTTTATAAACCTTCTCCATAACCCCTGGAGTATTCGTGCACATATGAAGCAAGTTACAGTCGCTCTGAATTTTACGAATAGACCGCATCGTCGTATTTATGTATTCCAACTCGTTAATCCAGTTTTTATAAAAAGTCTGCGAGTTTTCAGAAAGTTTGATAATCCCAGTATTCTGTTGGAACTGGATAATATTCAGTAAATCAACAAGCCGTCTAATTGGAGATGTTATATGCACATAAGCATCCATTTCAAGCAAATCATGCGAAATAGTCTGACCCTCGGCCAAACAACTCGCATCTATGTATTGACCAGCAGCACTATTCCATATTTTAATAAACTTGCTAACGTCTTCGGGCAAGTTTTCAGGCGACGAAAAATCGCGCTTCATGATTGTAGAGCGAAAAATCCCGTTATTTTTCATCATGAGTTCCTTTGCCACATTGTAGTTCATGAGAATCATCAGATAACAAACAGTTTCATGACTATTTCTAACATTGTTAATATATTTGTATTTCTTAGACAATGCCTTTGTGATTTCAAGCAAATCCTGGAAATTCTGATCTTCCAACAGCGCGGGTTCTTCGTAACAGTAGTTTTTATACACCTTTATCTTGCAATTGGAATATTTAATATCTACTATAGAATCGTCTTCAATAAAAAGATCCATGACAAACGCTAGGCGCGTGTGATTAGACTGAAGACTACACAAACAATCGGATAAAATGGTTGGCAACATGGGTCGCTTTCTATCAGGCAAATAAATAGTGGAAATTCTACGAGAAAATGAATCCCAAAGATTGAGCACATCCATCCAAATCGTCACGTTAGAAATGTATATACTTAACTGCTGTATACCATTATCAAGCGTGCGAATACTGAATGCGTCGTCATAATCAAGACTATTTTGAGGATCAATAGTAAAAATTTTCCACATACTTTTGTCAGTTCTGTCGACAATTTCTGGGTATTTCTTACTAACGTTCTCAATAAAAGCGTCGTGAGAGTGGTTCTTGAGAGCCTTTGAAGTATTTTTCGTGAAATTCTGGATAGACGCGTTCAAACTTTTGCAATAAAGCTGGTATTCGTAAAAGTTGTCTAATACATCCACTGGGCCAATCATTTGAGATATTACACCCCTCGGATGTTTATCCTTCCATTCGGTAAAATTAATAGTGCAATAATGGTCAACGAAAACCTTGGAGAACCCCACATTTTTCATTTCATATGGAATAAGAAACGTAGGCAATCTTCTATCATCTGGTATGCATTTATACATAAGTTTGCCATTTTCAGCGCGACCATATGTTTTGCTCCCTTTTAAAACAAGAACGCCCGGAATATTCTGACTTACGCGAATGCTTGAGTGTAAGATTTTCAGTTCTTTAGTTTGCGTGTCAAACGAAAAAACATCATTTGTGAAAAGTTTGTTCTCAGCTGGATGCAATCCTTCAATGACGATATCCTTTAAATCGCACATATTTATATACGTCCATGTTGAGTATCCCCTATCATTAATGTGAACCTTGCACACCGGGTGTGTCATACGGTGAGGTGTATTATATTATAATTTCGGGAAAGCTTTAACCCTGTTCCTACGCGTTATAATATAATGAAAAAAGTTTTACAAGTCAGAATTATTTATACTGGTTTCACTTTCTGCTCCAGGGATTTCTTCAACCGTTGGTGCATCTGGAGTTGAAGTTGCATCAACAGGAGAAACCCCTTTATTATTCAACTCTTTAATATCGTGCTTTTTAACAACTTCTCTCTTCACATTCTGAAGTTGAAGCGCGTGCATTGCAATGTGAGGAATAATTGCAGCATTGTTCATATAAGTTCTATATCTGAAACACGCTATACACGTTTCCTTTTCAAATTGAATGCTATACCACCAGTAAGCCGGAATATTAATCGTTTGACCTTGAGTTAAAACTATGTCTAAACATTTCATCTTATCAAAATCTGCGCTATATTGTGGTTGAACCTTCCAGGGGTTAACCGGGCTCCTGAATTCAAAGTTCTCGTAATCGCGCTCTGGATATAAATATTTGGAACTATGCGGTGGGGTTAATTTTATAATAGCACGGCCTTCAGTTACTAAGAAAAAATTGCGGTAGTTAATCTCGTATCTAAAAGGTGTTTGCGTTCCAGGAGACCCAACGGTTAAATCATAATTGCAATTTGAAACCATGGGTGGCCGAATAAATGCATCATTATATTGCATGTGTTTGATGAGTCCAGTTTCCTGAAGAAAATCTGTGTTATTCTCAGAAAAGTAAGTCGCGGTTTTATCTTCTTCAAATAATTTGTTCGCCGCGTGCAATGGTAGAGGCATGTAAATTTCGCTTGTATAATCGGTGTCTTTGGCGTTTCTTATTTTAATCTCAAAAGCATTGTAATTATTTGCAATATAAGATTTATTAATAGTTTGAAGAATCTTATCATTATCAAAATCAAAAATAACTGGCTGCCTTAAGTCGCATATTTCGTCTAATTTATCTTTTGATGCTTGATCCAATTCATATACTTCTAAATCGTTGCTGGTCTTAATATGAAATTGCACGTGGAGATAAATGAATAAAACCAAACAAAAAATAAAGAATGCAATAACTATTTTCAACATAACTAATAAAAACTGACAATTAATTTTTATTATTTATACTCACTTTCAACCTTGCCCAAGGCGTCGTTGGTGGAAAAGGTTGATACAAATTTTTGAAATAGGATTAGGATTGGGTATTAGCGAAGCAGGAGACATTGGTTCTCTACTCAATCTTGGGCGCTATGAAGAACATAACTGAACTATTATTGCCTAAATCATACTTTATCCTTAAAGGCATCTCGCCGCTAATTGAGAATTCAATCTCCGAAGTAAGCTTTGTAGTAATACACATCTTATTGATATAATTTAGACTATACGACACGTCAATCACATCGCCTTCTGATATTGAAAACTCTGACAAATCGTCAATGGGAATATTTACAAGCATTTCTCCGCTATCACCCTTGCAAACAAGATCTATCTTCTCTTCGCTGCACTTGATGTTGATAACATCTCCAAAGGTTGCCAACTGCGAAATAAGCTCGCTCATTTTCTTAGACTTGATGGAGAAATCAACGTCATACTCAACCGCTGGAATTTCAAGCAAGTCGGTTTCCATATCTATAAGAGGAACCTTAAAATACTTGTTGAATTCACCCTTTGCATTTGTTAGATCTATCTCAAGAGAATCAGATTCTCCCTTGTAATGAAATGTCACCGAATCTTGCTCTTGAGACATGGTTAGAATGCTATACAAAATCTGTGAGTTAATACAAATGTTTTTAAGATCGTGTTCTAGAATTTCATATTTATCAAACCAGTTGTTGTAAATCTTCGCATCAAATAGACAGACGTGACTGCTATCCATGCCTTGAATGTAAGCATGATCTTCTAGGAAAATAATAGTTACAAAAGAAGTTGCTGACTTCAAAAGCTGAAACAGCGAAATGAAAATATCCTTTTTAGTCTTTTCCGTTATAGATAGAAGCATTGTTTTGGTTTACAATAAATTATTGCATTTAATATTGTTTCAATTTTTAATATCATTAAAATATATATTTCATAAATATCTATGAAGTTGACTCATAGGAAAATAGAATCTAGAAAAACAAGAAAAACAAGAAAAACAAAAACCCCAATAAAACAACAAAAATCTAGGAAAATGCGCGGGGGAGATACTATAGAATATCCAGATGAAGGTGTCTATGAAGGAGACGTTAGGATTGATGGAAATAGAAAAATCAGACACGGAAGGGGAAAGATGACGTATAATGAAGACGATGAATATAATGAAGACAATTTAATAGAATATGACGGCGACTGGGTTGATGATAAAATTCAAGGGAATGGAAAAATGATATATGACGAAGATAGCCACAATCTAGGTTACAGTGAATATAATGGAGAATGGATGAATGGAATTCCGAATGGAAAGGGAACTATGAAATTTGCAAACGACGCAAGCGAATATGAAGGTGATTGGGTAAATGGAAAAATGGAAGGCAAAGGAAAAATGAAATATGATCCAGACAGTGAATTAAACGAAGAAGATCAATATTCAGAATACGACGGAGATTGGGTTGCTGGTAAAAAAGAAGGTTGGGGGAAAATGACGTTTTTAGATGGAAGAGTTTTTGAAGAAAACTGGGAAGACGATAAACCAGACATAGCCCATGCTTTAGAGCAAGGTGGTCTAGAATCTTTTGAAGGAGACTGGACGGATGTAATATGGTACGAATTAGATGGAAATGAAATTATGGATGCCAGAGAAGAGGAAGCAGAAGCAGAAGAAAATAGCAGCGACGAAGGTTCTGTTGAAGAATTTAATACTCCTTTAAGAGAAAATCGCACGCGCGCACCTTCTCCACTTGCTGACGATGACGATCTACCACCGAGAAACGTCGCAATTCGTCGTAGAAATCCACGTAGAAATATAGAATATGAAGACGACGCGTATGATCCTGACGCATTTCAAAGACGCCCGGAAACTGTTAATTTAATGGATAGATTTGAATTTGACGAAGAAAACAACGAAGCTGCAAATGTTCCTTTTGAAGTGCATCGCGCTGCAGGAAAAATAAATTTAGATAAATATTTGGAGATTATAGGTTCGGAAAATAGAAATTATCAAAACGTAGTTGAATATGTTAAATCTAAATTTTTACCCTACATAAATGAAAACTTTGGCCCAAATGAAGCGCCACAAATGATAGAAAAATTAAATAAAATATTGGCCAGATTTTCTTCGGCCGCAGAATTATCACAAAATCCAACTAATATAAAAATGATAGGAAACACAGTAGATTTTGCATTTAAACAACCTAAAGAATTTGTAGATTTTTATGTTCGCGCATTTATTCAAGATTGTTATCATGCATATGAGTATGAAGGCGACGCTGGAATGAGTTGCGTGGCTGGAATATTAGAGAGATTCTATATGATAGTTGGCGATGCCGCATTTGCTATGTGCCCAGACGGAAATTGCGAGAAACAGGAATATATAGAATTGTTAAAATTATTCAATAAGCACATTGATAAAAATGAATTAACCCAAGAGTGGGCAAATACATATTTGGAAAGCGAAGAATTACGATCCCTAAAACCCCAAGACCGTAAACAGCATTATATTAATTTTATGAAACAAAAATATGCTGCGGCGGATATGTTAGACGCAAATACAGAAAAAATAATAAATGATGAGGCAGATAATCTTGAAAGAGCAGATGTATTTGAAAAATTGCAATTTGGTGGAAAAAAGAAAAGACGTTCTATTAAAAACCGAAATATGCAACGTAAACGCACTAAAAAAATATACAAAAATAAAAAAAATAGCAATTCCAATATAAAGAAAAGGAAAACAATGAGGAGAAAAATCAATAAATTATCAATAAAAAACAAAAACAAATATAAGAATAAATAAAAACAAATATAAGAATAAATAAAAACAAATATGAGAATAAATAACAACCCATAATTTAGTTTTTGTTTTAGTTTTTATTGTTGAAAACTTTTACCAACTGCAACTTCCAATCTGCGTCAAGTTCTCCAACGTGATTGTTTAGAATCTTTGCGAGATCGGTCCAAAACAACCCCATTCTAAGTTCAGGTGCTTGATTCCAGAGTTTATCTGCAAAATCGGAAATTGCTTTTCTAAGAATAGTTTGATCGTCGGGAATAATTTCTAATAAAGTTGGAACGACATCAACTACGTCTCTAGGAGTTGACATTGTGTATAAGATAAGGGATACTCTTGAATATTTTTAGTTTTTTATTTCAATTTTTTTCAATTCAAGTGTTTACCAGTTTAATTTTTTGCTGAGTTTTCTTATCAACAACTGCGCTCAAAATGGAAATTATTTTAGAGAATATGAACGGTGCATTATAAATATAACACGTACTCAGTTTATCCGGAAATGTCACCTTTAAAACTTCGGAAATTTTTTTGATAAACCCAAAATATTTTTCAACGTGCAATAAAGTAAGCGTGTCTAAGTTTACATGAAAAACAAAAGTTTCTTGTGTTTTAAGAATATTTTTAATCACGGAAACAATGTAAGAAATAAGTAATTCGTAATTTTCGGCACATGCAATAAACTTAAAATATCTATAATCTAATAAAATATTATCAGCGTCTATTGAGAAGCAAAGCTTTGATAGAACATCATTAAAACACGCTTTAATTATATTCGCCTTAGTTTTTTTGAGGTGATCATTTGATAAAAAATGATTGTGAATTTGTTTTTGAATGTCTAAAGATCCAGTGTTTTTTTCATTGTCTAAAGTTACGGCTGTTGCCATATATAATAATATATACACACACATAAAAAGTGTATATATTACCCATAAGTTTGCCTCATTTCTGAATACGTCATTCTTCTTCCGGTTTTCTTTGTAAATTCAGATTCACCCTTTTTTATTATGTTCGCGAGGGAATCCCCGTTTACATCTCTAGTAATTTTTAGTTGTTTCAGCTTATCTTCTCCTTCTTTTTCAAGTTTGTCAAGTAATTCTTGAACTTCGTTGATTTTTCTCCAGGCATTTTCTCCATCTGTCTAATCACTTTAGTTTTCTTTATGCTATTTTGATAATATTATTTAAGCGACGGGAGCCTCCTCCAAAGCAGAAACATCTTCCGCCTCAATGGCAATATTAACATTGTTTTCAGACGCAGAGTCTTCCACAATATTTCCGCTTACAATTCCATCGCAGTCTTCATTCATCTCCAAAAAATCACCACCTCCGTTAAAAACGATCTCTGACAAACGCTGGTTGGTTTGCATAGTAAATGACTGTAAATTGAGCAAAAGATCCTTCACTTGAACCATCTCGGCCTTAAGAACCTCAATAGATTCCGTTACTTCCTTAGAAACACTCGCATTAACAACTTGGGTTTGCATAGGAGCAGCCGCAGAAACAACGGGCTTTCTAGCAGCGAGCTCGCCGTGACCCTTTTCAAGAGCATCTAAACGTTGAACAATGCTTTCAAAAACAGAGTCATCTACAATCCTAATATTTTCACCTTCGGCCGACAAATTATTTTGACCATCCACTGGCATAGTCTGAACAATTTGTTCAACGCGACCCAATCGCAAGGTAATTAAAGCTATCGCGTCGGAAACAGACAACTTGGCCGGTGGTTGCATTTGTTGCTGCTGCATGGGTTGACCTGGGCGACCATTCATTTGCGGAGGAGGCATTTCGTTGCCCCCTGCGCGACGATTTCTTGCCGATGCGTTTGCTCTTGCGCTACTCATAGTAAAATTATCTAATAATTTGTTTTTAACTTATTTACGCATTCTATTGTTATTTTAAGCGATCATTTTCATTTTAATTGGTTCATGACTTACATAATTGTGTATCTCAAAATCGTCTACTTGATAATCATCAATGTTCTCTCTAACTTGTTTAATAGAAACCGTTGGAAATGAAAAAGGGGCTCTTGTAATTTGCAATTTAGCTCCCTCAATGTTTTCTTCGTAGATGTGGCAATTTCCCATAAAATATACAAATTCATGTGCTTCTAGACCACAATGCTTGGCTATCAAATGAGTTAGAAAACTATAAGACGCTATATTGAAAGGGCTCCCGATGGGCGCGTCGCACGATCTTTGAGTCATAGCACACGAGAGCTTATTACCGTCGTGAACATTAAACTGACACATAACATGACAAGGGGGAAGTGCCATTTCGTGAAGTTGCTTGGGATTCCACGCCGTCAAAATAAGCCGCCTGCTGTTTCTAGTCTCTGGATTTTTCAACTGGTCAATAATTTCTTGAAGCTGATCAACTCCGTCAAAAGGATGCTCCGCTCCTAGACTCTTTCCTGTAAAACAGTTGTAACTCGCTCCAAAATTTCTCCATTGATAACCATAAATGCTTCCAGCCATGCCCTCTGGATATAAGCGCAGACCTCTAGAATCTAAAAATTCGCGAGATGTATTTCCATCCCAAATATGGACGCCTTGTTGCTGTAGTAATTTGTTATCTGTTTCGCCGCGAATAAACCATAAAAGCTCTTTCAAACAAGTTTTCCACGCGGTTTTCTTAGACGTCAAAATGGGGATCCGACCATTTTCAAGAGAGAAACGCATTGATTCGCCAAAAATACTTAAAGTGTTTCCATTCCTTCCCTTTTCTAATGTACCCTTTTCAAGAATTTTGTTAATAAGATTTAGATATTGCATTTCTTCGGGATTTGAATTTTCGTTGTCGCCCATTTTCTCTCTATAATCCAAATATATAGGCGTGTTTTTATACTAGTTTAGGAATACTAACAAATTCACTTATTTTAATTTCTTTTTATAAAACATATGGACAGTCTAGACGATTCAAAATTATCATCAAAATTCGGATTTTTTAAACACGTTTTTAATTTTGACGATGACACAAAAGCTGAAATGTTAAACATAGTTCAATATTCTTTAATAGCTGTTGTTCCCATCATTGTTTTGAACAAGGCGATGCAAAAGTTTGTTCCAGAAGCAGACGAGGAAAAAGGCAGTTTTGAGCTTTTAGCGGAAGTGTTGGTTCAGATTGTGGTTATGTTTGTTGGTATCTTTTACATTAACAGAATAATCACGTACGTACCAACTTATAGCGGAACAAAGTACCCCGAATTCAGCACAATCTTCATCATTCTCTCAGTTCTTATAATCACCATGAGCTTACAAACTAAATTGGGTGAGAAAGTCAGCATATTGGTGGACAGAGTTGTTGATTTATGGGAAGGCAATTCTCCTGATGATAAGAAAAAGAAGAAGGGTAAAGGAAAGGGTAATGTAAAGGTATCTCAACCCATTTCAGGTCAAAACCAACAGATGCCATCCGATGCAAGCGCAATGGGAAATTCATTATACGGTGGAATGAGTCAAGGAACAACGTCAATTAGCAGCTTGCCCACAGAACCAGTAAAGCAAAACGCGCCCGATTATAACGCCATGTATCGCAATGACGCGACGCCAATGCCTGGAGCGGCCACCCCCGGAATGGGTGGTGATTCTTTCGGCGGAATGATTATGGCCGCCAATGAAGTTCTCGGAGGGAGCGCATTTGGTTCAAACTGGTAATAAAAAACAACAAAAACAACACAAAAACAAATAATATTATTCGGAAACGTATAATATTATTAGTATTGCCTCTGAACAAAATAATAACCATGATTTTTTGCAATGTCAAAATTGTTGCACATATAATTCTCGTGAATAAATAACATAACACTTTCAGGTCTGTTATAAAATAAATATTTATATTCTTCTTTATTAAAAATTGCCGATATGACAACTTCTTCTGGAAAATAAGATAAAAATGGCGTTCCAAGTTTAACCATTTTATAATATTCATCTATAAATCTTTGTATTTTTTCGCTTTTCATATTTATTCCAAAAACAACGCTGCACACATTAATGCTATTAACCAAATTTCCATTAGTAATATTGTTTATAATATCAATAGTTTCTTTGAACACAGAATTTTCATAAGTTGGAATTCCTGGAGAATAAGGCCAAAATTGTCTAAAAATAGCATCGTCGTTGTCTAATATTTCAAATAAATTCTTAGGATTGTTAACTGCATAACAACCAGCGTCAATCCAAATTACTTTTTCAAATCCAAGTTTTTCCGCTTCTAACATCATAAATATTTTAAAACAATATGGAACAGCCGCATATTTCATTTCATTTCCTCTAGGAGTTGGAAATCCTCCATTGAATAAATAAAAATAACCATTGAAACCAACCTTTTCAAGAGATTGTTGAATCTGAGACGCCTTCATCGCTCTATCATTTGTCAAGTTTGTTGTGCAACAAACAAAACACTCTTTTTTATTTCCGCCGTCTCCTATTTTATATAATATTTTTGATGGATATATATTATTTTCAACGTCAATTAACTTTTGACAGACACCTTTGCTGCATCTATCAACTACAATATCTAATGAAAATATGTAGTTTTGGTCATTGTGTGGATATTTGTTTTTAATCATATTAATTACGAACTCCTTTTTATTTTCTAGTTTTTTTTGTATTTCAATTAATTCATCGTTGCTGTAGTGGAGCTTGTCTGGAATGTCTAATAAAAATGGATTTATCACATTTTTTTGTATTGAATTATTCTCTGAAAAATGTGAGTTTTCCTCTAAGATTTTAGTAAAATCGTCAAAATCAAGAGGCGTCATGCAATGGCAAGAAATAAGAGTATTAAGGTTAATAATATTATTGCAACACATAAATAGACCAACTCCTTTGTGATGAACAATGCCTTTATAATTGCATCCAAAAAACTGTTGTTTATTTTCAACAATCTGCAAATCTTCTCCAATAATATTTTGTAGATAATAACTTAATGCAACGTCGCACGCGGGAATTAAATCACCGTGATTACTTTCAATGCATATTTTTTCCCACTCTTCTTTAATAGTTGATAAACCTGAATAAATTTTACTCAAACACACGCTTGTTATTATGAAACCTGCTCCTCCACAATGAAAATAATAAGGTTTATTTTTTAGAGTTCTAAAATCTCCGTGTCCACCAATATACATATAATTTTTTGAGTCAAACTTATCAACGTATAATAGTAATTGGTCAATATTTATGTAAGTGTCCGTTCCGCAACAAAATACAAAATCCACATTAAAATTGTTGTGAATGTATTGCAATCCTAAATTTTGTTTATCTATGGCCGATTGATAGTCGTTTCCAACGTTTTTCAAATATATATATTTAGAATCATCCTTCAATTCAGTCTCCTCTTCTCCTAAGAAATATAAGACCTTGACATTATTTTCGGTTGCGCGTTTTCCCCAGGTTGTCTCAATCTTAAGTATTTCATTTTTATATTCTTCAATAGTGGCGCATGCAAAAACGCACACCACTAACTTAAAATGTTCTTTACATTCGGGTTCTGAATCCGACGCCATAATAATAATACTAATATTTCACTATGAGATTTTAAATTGTATTTTTTAAATTTATATAAAAATATAATTAGCATAATGTAATATAAGGTAGTTAAAATAAAATGGATATTGACAAATTGTTAAAAGCATTGGATAATGAAGAGAATTCCAAATTTTTGAACTTGAACACGCAAAAAATAAATGAAATGAAAAAGGAGATTTTAAGCGAGCTGCACTTATCAAAAGAAGAAATAAAAGGGTTATTACAGAAGCTTAAAGAATACGCTTATGTAGATGAGATGACAGAACTTCGTTATGGGGCTTTTGTAAGATGGATTCCCATAAAAGATCCGGAAAATGTTCATTTGGCGGCTGGAGGAATTTTATGCGAAATAAATGTTACAGACGAGGGCATTTCTCTCACGTGCAAGAATTTTGCGAATAAATATTACCGAATAAAAATGGAAGAGTGCCTTATTTTCCAAAAGTTGACAAGCCAAGAATTAGTTTTATTATCAGCACTAGATCACCTTTCCAAATAATAAATACAAAAAATAATATTTTAACCATGGCGATGCTTCTTCGTTTTATTGCATCCGCAGTCTTTGAATAATCCAGGAATAAATTTGCCCATTTTGATAAAAGTGATTTCAACTGGTTTTAGGCCACGTTTAACCGTTGAAACTAATTTTCCGCTATTGTAATATTTAACGCTCTTGTGGCCTCTCCCTTTTTTAACAAGAACTCTTCTGACAGTTTTTTTGCCACCAGACTGATGAATCTGAGTATTGGAGTAGTTAAACTTCTTATCCGCCATTTATATATTTTGCCGAGAAAAAATAAATAAATGATTATAATATAGAATATAATATGAGCGAGTTTTACGTGCACTTGTTTCACATTCTAATTGTTGGCACCCTTTTTTTATATGTAGGAATTAAATCAACAAATACGCCTGCATTTATGTATCCGATTTTGCTGACTCTCGGCGTTATCATTGTGTTTTATCACATGTATAAGACGTATCTTAAAGTTAACGCTGGCAAAAATCCATGGGTTAATTTGTTTCACATATTTGTAGTTGGTCCCCTCTTAATTTACATTGGATACAATAAAGAAGCAACGCCCAGACAAGCCTACGAGTTTTTATTGATGTTGGGTTTTGCGTCAATTGGCTATCACGGTTACTACGCAATAACTGGAGACAAATAACTCAACAGTTGCCATTAATCCATTTTTTTGTAACAACCGCTTCCACACTTTCCAACGCGCCTTCAGTCCAACCTTGGTTCATACTAATCATTTCTCCAACAATAAGCATTCCTGGCATTGGATTCTGAGCTTCCTTTATAAACTCCCTACGGTTCTTAAATGGCGCTCTTAACGGGTCGTAATAATGCGTTCCAATTGGCCAATAGTAATCCTTAATAGCAATTAAATCAAGTGAGCCCTTAGGAATTGCGAGAGATTCTTCCAACAACTCGCAAAAATATTCTCTATTTTTTGGTGTATTTTTAAGCCTGTCTTTTAAAACCTTCGCGTCTTCATTGTCCGAATACGCAATCATATAGACGCCTTTTTTTTGATCCATTGGTATTATTTTTTTTAGAGGACCGGGAACAATTGTAATTCCTGAAACATTTTGTTTCATAATCTCGGCAGAAGCCTTTGTGAATTTACCGTATAGACGTAAAAAGGTTTGCCCATGAATTTGTTGATAGATGCTATTTTTATAATCAGCTCCTACAATAAGATTTTTAACGCTAGTTATAGTAGTTGCCATTATAACTTTTTTACATGAATAAGACGCCCCGTTATCAGTATAAACGACAAAATTGCAAGGCGCTGCATTCTCAATATCAATTACGTCACTGGAAACGCGAATATTCTTAACTCCTATCTTTTTTGCTATAGTTTCAACGAGTTCTTTCCAAGGAATGTGAAGTGCCGTCCAACTATTGTAATTGTCTTCAAACCCATAATTATAAAAGGTATCATAAGCGTCTTCATTTTCATAGTCAGTGTACTCTGAACAAACTGTAAAATTCTTATAAAGTTTTTTACCTAGGATGGGTAGCGCGAATTCTTTGAAAGTTTTCCCCGGGGCGGGGTTTTCTTTAAATTGTTTTTTTAATATATTAAATACATTTTTGACGTCGCATGGGGGTGAAATGGTTTGCGCGTAATTATGCGAAAGTTGGAACTCATTATATGGTATTTTGAGTTCTCTCAAAAGTTGAATTAAGAGATGGTCTTTCTCTTTGCGACCAACGCCCGCGCCAGTTACAACTTGGGTTCCTTGAAACATTTCGTTGCTCATTCGGCCGCCCAACCATTGTTTTTTATGGCGTTCAAGAACTAACAGTTTGGTTTCAGGTGCCATTTTTAGAATTTTATAGGCGCTGTATAACCCGGCAATACCTCCTCCAATAATAATGATATCATATTTATTTTGCACTTGCATATAAATATAATAGATAATAATCTGATCCCAAGTTTAACGCCTTTTTTGCGTCTTTTTTTTGCCGATTTTAAGTTTTCTTACAGTCTTAATTAGATTGATTTTTCTGCCGTTTTTGCATTTAAACTTCCCACGCGACAAGCCTTTTCTATTTAAAACGGTTTTTGTGCAGACGCCGATGGCGCGCGATTCGTTTTTCGGGCCACCAACCTTTTTAATGCAAGAACATAATTTTTTGGCTAAAATCCCTTCTGCTTTATGTTTTAATTCTTCGTTCTTTTTCGGAACGTCTACCCCGTAATAAGTTAGTATTTTAGAATAATCGGATTTTGTAATTGTATAAGGCATTTACTTGGAATTAGATTTAGATTAGGCAAATATTTTTATTTTTATTTTTATTGGTTTAAAAAATAAAAATATAAAAGGTGCTAATATTATGGAATTTGTTTCTGAAGAAAAAGATTCGTTGAGCAATTCGTCTGATGATCAAGACACAGATTATAACTTAGCCGATTTTGTTGGCGAAGAAGAATACTTGAAATACTATACGGAAGATGAAAATAATGAGTCTGATGAAGAGGAATTAATAGAAGATCCCATAATTCATTACGTTGAAACTATAAACGCGGATTATGCTAAAAGTGAAGACGAAGACGAAGACGAAGTACAAGTAGAAGAACCCGAAGTACTAGAAGAACCCGAAGTACTAGAAGAACACCAAGTAGTAGAAGAACCCGAAGTAGTAGAAGAACAACAAGTAGTAGAAGATCAACAACTAGAAGAAGAACCAGAAAAAGAAATGGTTTCACAGAATAGCATAAAAATCCCAAAAAGAATATTTCAAACCCATAAATCAATTCAATATATTCAAACCAAACCCAATATAAGAAATGCAATTAATTCTTGGAGGCGTTTTGTTCCTGAGTTTGGGTATCATTTTTATACAAATGAAATGTGCGATGAATTTATGAAAACCGAAATGGTTGAAGAATTTGGCAGTGAAATATACGACGCTTACAATAGACTTCCTCTCGCAGTAATGAAAGCCGATTTGTGGAGATACTGCATTATATATAAATATGGTGGAATATATGCTGATGCAGACACTATTTGCGTATGTGATCCAAACGTTTTAACTAGATACGAGACGCAACTTGTTTGCTCTCCAGAATCGGGCAATATGCATTTGTGTCAATGGTGTTTCGCGGCCCCTGCAAATTCCCCAATATTAAAGTCTATTATTGAATTGTCGGTTAAAAGAATTTTAACCATTAAAGAAATTAGAGGAGAACACGTAATTCATTATTTAACTGGCCCCGGAGTTTTTACAGACGGGATTGAAAAATATTTGACTGAAAATAATATGCGAACTTCTAGTGATAAAAAGAAATATTACAACTATAAAAATCCAACAATGATATGTTTCCTGTACGAAAGATTTCACAAAACAATGATACATCATTTGTTTGCAGGAGGAGAACCCGATGGTTGGGGTCAAGAACGTTTTAATAAATTATTGTAAATCATTTGTAAATTCGTCTTAGCATCCACAAATCTGAATAGTGCATTGTTTTTTTATTTTTGTCTTGTTCATAGTAATAACCGTTGTACATTTTAAGGATAGACACATTATTATAAAGAATAAATTTATCTCCAGTTGGAACATTCCATATATGCTCAAGTTCAATGTCTTTTCTCTCTTCGTGTCCAAAAAATTTGGCAACAAGACCCGGACCAGTGGGGTCAACGCAACTCCACCCGTAATATCTATGGTTTACGTTGTCAATAATTTGATTTATGCATTTAAGACATATTTCATTTTTTGGCATAACCGCTATAAGAGCGTTATATATGTTGCGGCCATCGGCGTCTATAACCCAATGCTCCTTCTCAGTGAGCTCAATAAAGTGAAATGTGTTTATGCAGTCATATTTTATATCTAAATATATGCCACCATTAATATACAATACGCAATAACGCCATAAATCAGCCTTATAAGCCCCGGGAATTAAGCTGTCAAACGCATTTAATACATTGTTGTCAAAATTTTTAGCAATAAACATTCTGCAATCGTTATCGTCAAACAAAAAATGTTCAAATCTTGGATGAGACTTTTTCAAGTGTTCAACTGATTGTTTCATGCGCTCAGGCAATTCTTTAGTGTGCCACGTCTGATAAATTTTTAAAGGAATAATACTTTTATATTCAGTCTTTTTATTACTCTTATAATTTTTAAGTCGTTGAAATTGTCGTGTTAATAAAGCCAACTTTTCTTCAGCCAGTTCCTTAACATTTTTTTGTGGTGAAAAAATGTCTGTGCCAATCTTCCCAGATAACATGATTATTATTGTTATAACATAAAATAAATTGCAATAAATAACTATTTTACTGATTTTTAATATATACAACTATTTTAGATGCTGCTTAATAAAACAAAAATAGTTGTATTTGACCTGGATGAAACCCTGGGATATTTTGTGGAGTTGGGAATATTCTGGGATTCATTGCACAATTATGCTAGATCTATAAATGCTGACACTAAAGGCATATTTACACAAGAGTACTTTAATGGCGTGTTAGATATATTTCCCGAATTCATTCGCCCAAACATTTTGGCTATGTTGCAATTTGTAAAGATGAAAAAAATAACTAGACAATGCCAAAGTGTTATGATTTATACAAACAATCAAGGCCCAAAAGAGTGGACCTATTTCATTAAAAATTATTTTGACCACAAACTAAAATACAAATTGTTCAATCATGTTATATCCGCGTTTAAAGCAAATGGGAAGCAAATTGAGTTTTGTAGAACATCTCACGATAAAACAATAAAGGATTTTATGCGTTGTTCTAAAATGCGTGAAAATATAGAAATATGTTATTTGGATGATACTTATTATCCAGGCATGAACACAGACGAAGTTTATTATATTAAAATAAAACCATACGTTTACGATTTAGATTTTGATTCCATGATTGAACGCTTTATAAAGAGCCCTGCTTCTAAAAAATTAATATCTGATAAGGATGGCGAAAAGGAAAGAGAAAGAGAAAAAGAAAAAGAAAAAAGTTTTTCAGAATTTATGAAAGAAAATATGAATAATTATGAGTTCGCTTACATTGAAAAAAATAAAGAAGAGTATGAAATAGATAAAATAGTAGCAAAAAAAACTATGAACCATTTGCATTTTTTCTTCAATAAAAATAAAAAAAGAACTTCTCCACCATCGTCTGGGAACAAAAAAACTCTGAAAAACCGAGTTTACAAATCAAAGACTAAAAAGAACCGTTAAACCTTGGGAACAGTGTTTTGAAATATATTCTTAGCGTTATCCAAATATTTCGTGAGTATTTGATTAACTGCACTAGTTGTAAATAAAAAGATTCCAGCGCTAAAAGATATTTTCCTATCCAATTCAGTAAACTGCACGCTTCTAAAAGGGTTAAATCTCCACAACAAAAATAAACTGATGTAAATTTTTACATAGTAGTCTAATGTTTGCAAATATTGTGGCGCGCTTCTGAATATTCCCAGAGCAAACAAAATGTATAACAAGTAACTAGAACCGATAAAAATATTAAACCAAAAATCCTGAATTTTATAAAGACTCTTGTTAACTTCCATAATAATCTTATATTACAGTGCGAATAAATAATAAATTAAGTTTATTATTTGTTTTTTTGTTTGTTTTTGTTTGTTTTTGTTTTTTTACTTTCTATCCTTCCACGTCTTTTATTTATTTATTCTCTTTGAAGATCCAGAGCTCGTTTTTATGTCGCGCGAGTTTACCTTCTTCACAAACTCTTGCTGTTCTTCTAGAGTTAATGACGGTAATATTCTGTAATACTTGGCTATGCCATTTTCAGGGTTCAAAGTTTCACATATGAGATTATTTACTATCATCTTGTCGTGTTCCTCCATTAAAACATTATACAACACTTCCCCATTGTATGGAACTTCGTTGACATTGGGGAACTCATTAACAAACGCCTTGGCTTTTCTCATTTTCCCATTATAGAATATTCCGTGATCCTTGCTAATGATAGTCTTTTCGCAAGGGATATTATTTCCTAGCGCATTCTTTTCAAAGAATATCAAATAATTATCGGGATGGATGGTTTGTGTAACAGCTAAAATTGTCTTCTTGCGAATTGTGTGCTTCTCAGGATTAATTTTATCAATGGCTATCAACCCTTGATCGGTTCTAATTGGCGTATCAGCGGGAAAACAAGTATTTGATATTACGCGTGGAAATGCAGAAAATAAATTTGAAACCGCGTTGTAATTATCAGTAACCCTAATTGATGCAGTCATTTTAAGACGAGACGATAGATTAACACGAAGCAATGTATTTCCGCATATATCAAATTGAGAACTGTTAAAGGATTGATAAACTGATCCAGCGTTAAC